ATAATTGAGTCGCTGATGAGCACTGACGTGCCACGATCACAGTTCCGCGATGAGCTGATTGACTGGCAAGACGACGTAGCCAACCTGGTGGATGAGGTGTCAGCCCTGGAGCCTTACGAGGGCTTCCGGGAGTTTGCCACTATGGCAGAAGAGCTGTTTGGGACTGAGGTTTAGTCTAGTGCGTAAATTATCTGTTGGGGGTATAATCGGATGATGATTAAACTGACGACAGATGAAGACGTCCATGAGGCCGATATGGACCTGGTCCGAGACTACGCTGAGGCGTTAGTGGACCGGGATAAGCAAATGATGATTGAGGTGCTGTACCTGACTCACCAGCGCATGGAAAGAACGTGCCGGTGTTTTGAGGTTAACTGCACTTGTGACCTAAAATGAGACCTTCAATATTTACAGATGAACTAGCCGCTGACATATGTCGCAGGCTATCCCTTGGTGAGAGCGCCAGGCAGATATGCAGGGATGACAGCATGCCTGTTATGTCTACGTTAATGAAATGGTTGACAGAGCCTGATAAAGTCGCATTTTCGGAGCAGTACGCGAGAGCCCGTGACTGCCAGGCTGATTACTACGCTGATGAGATCATCGACATAGCAGATGAGCTGGGTGAGGGGGTGGACTCTAACGCCATCAACATAGCTAAGCTGCGCATTGACGGAAGGAAGTGGAAGGTTGCCAGGATGTCGCCCAGGAAGTATGGAGACAAGCAGCAGATTGATCACACATCGTCTGATGACTCGTTTAAGCCCACGGTGATTAAGCTAGTGGCAGAGCCATTACCAACCAATGACTGATACTGCAGAGATTCGGCTCCCTCCCAAGATAGTCGAGGTCTTTGAAGGTGAGGCCCGGTATAGAGGCGCATACGGTGGCCGAGGGTCAGGCAAGACTAGGTCTTTTGCGCTGATGACTGCAGTGGCTGGGTACAGGCATGGCATGGCAGGTAACAGCGGCCAGATACTCTGCGCACGAGAGCACCTAAACTCCCTAGATGAATCATCCCTGGAAGAGATCAAGTCTGCCATCAAGGCGGTCCCCTGGCTTCTGTCGTACTATGAGATAGGCGAGAAGTTTGCCAGGTCCAAGGATGGCCGCATCAACTATGTATTCGCCGGTCTACGCCGCAACCTGGACTCGATCAAGTCAAAGGCCAGGATCATTATCGCCTGGGTGGATGAGGCTGAGGGTGTATCTGATGCAGCCTGGCAGAAGCTAATCCCAACTGTCCGAGAGGACGACTCTGAGATATGGGTGACCTGGAACCCTGAGACCAAGCACTCAGCAACGCATAGGCGCTTTCGCGTCAACCCTCCCCAGGACAGCAAGATATGCGAGATAAACTGGCAGGATAATCCCTACTTCCCAAAGGTCCTAGACAACGAGCGCAAAGAAGACTTTAAGCTGCGCCCGGATGATTATGGCCATGTCTGGGACGGGGAGATGAAGATACACGCCGATGGCGCCTACTACGCTGTAGAGATGCGAGAGGCTAAAGCTGAGGGCAGACTAACTAACGTGCCATACGACCGCGCTGTTGGCGTTGTAACGGCCTGGGACTTAGGGGTAGGTGATAGTACCTCTATCTGGTTTGCGCAGTTTGTAGGGGCTGAGGTGCGCCTTATCGACTACTATGAGAGCAGCGGTGTAGGTCTGGACCATTATGTCGCCCTGTTAAACTCAAAAGGCTATGTATACGAAAGCCATGTACTGCCGCACGATGTTAGGGTAAGGGAGCTAGGCTCAGGTAAGTCTCGCCTGGAGACACTTGGCGCCCTGGGGGTGAGGCCAATCACTATAGCTCCGCAGTTGATGGTTGATGATGGTATACAGTCTGTGCGCTCCATGCTCCCCAGGTGCTGGTTCGATGAGGAGAAGTGCGAGCGAGGCATTGATGCTATCCGGCAGTACCGTCGAGACTATGACGACAAGGGCATGACCTGGCGTGGACGACCTCTACACGACTGGACCTCTCACTGCGCCGATGCGCTGCGATACCTGGCTGTTGGGTACAAGCCCACATCATCTAGCTGGGGTGAGCCACTACGTCGTAACCTGCAAGGCATTGTCTGATCAATATGATATAATCGGGCCTTTGTGACTTGACTGGATTTGGTTATGGCTGTTAAAGGTTTACTGTCTTTGCTGGCAGAAGGGATGAGCCCTGAAAACTTAAAGCGTGTTGGGATGTTGACAGATGAGTCAGCTCAGATGCCTACATTGCGTCCAAAGCCAGGTGAGGCTGCTGATGTCGATCTAAGTGCTCTGACCGTTGTACCTGATACGGCGATCAATATTGTTAACGACATAGCAAGATATGGAAAGCAGGCAGTTACTGGCGACATCTCTCGTGATCAACTTTTAAGTGCGCCTGAGTTGACGGGTGATGCTGCAACAATTACCAATAAAATTGGCGATGTTGTTGGCGCCGCTATGAATTACGGCGGCTTGCTAGATGGCCCTACGTTTGCAGATGGTGTGCGCGTAGCGTCAGAATTATACGGTAAAGCGAAACCTGGACTTGTTGATGCGATTGGTGAAGACAATGTTAACCGAGCAGAAGGAGCAGGCCTGCTTGCGTCAATGATCTTGCCTGGCAAAGTACGTCAGGGAGTAGGGCGCTCTAAAGAGCGTGTTGGGACTACCGGCCAATATGTGGGTGGTCCAGCAGGTATGAACACTGAGGACAAGTTGGCGCAGATGTATCAAAGCTATATCGACGATGTAGAGCTTGGTGCGGGGGGTCGCAACTGGTACAACGACTCTAGCGACTTCATTGACTCTGTATCGCCTGATGGAATGCGACAGGCTGTTGCAGACATTACAGGTATATCGTCCCAGGGTACGGGCGTTGACAGTAACCTCGGATTTGCCATCAAGGGCATCAACCAAAGGGCAGCAGGTTTGCCGGTTGAAACAGGTCGATTCCCGAACAATCAGTCTCCGCTAATCGAGCAGGCGCTGGATAATGTAAGAGAGAATCTTGGGCCAAAACGGCAGCCATTTGCAGATAATTTAAGCGTGTCTTGGAACCCTGACATGGCTGACACGCCAGTGCACGATATCTGGCAGGGCCGGGCAATGGGCTACAAGCATCCGGCAAGTGCTAAGTTTCCTGATGGGAAGCCCTGGGATGCTGGATTTAGTCCGCAGCAGCATAGCTTTATGGACGACAGTATGCTGGAGATACAGGACCAATTAAACACCGCAAAGGCATTAGGGTATAGCGATTGGGACGCACTGAACACACAGGCTGCTGCATGGTCTGGCGCTAAGATACGCGCTGGTGACATTGTGGCTGCTGATGCGGCAAAGCACTATGGTGACTTTGCTGACAAGTACGCGGTGAACGCGACCTATGAGCAGGCACCAGGTGCTAACACAGGGCAGCTTGACGGCATTTTAGGCCTGCCGTTTGAGGATCGTTTAGCGTTTGAGAACACAGCAACCTGGCGCAATGCTCGCGGTCTTGATGATATGTATTCATCGGGTGGATTGTTGACGCAGCCGACAGACACAATGGTGGGTGCCTATACACCGCAAGCCACTGGTATTTTAGAGATTAATCCAGGTCAGGTAGCAAGGCCTTTAGTGCAGCAAGCTGGTGGCGAAATCATTCCTTCCAGTGCCGGTCTTTTAGACATTGCAGAGTCAAGCCGGGCATTCATTGATGTGCAAAATGCTGGTGCTTATCACAAGGTCATTCCTGACAGTCAAACCAAAATGGGCGAGCGATCAAGTATTAATTTAGCAATGGATGCATCACCAGAACCGGAGTTAATGTCTGACATTAGTAGTCTGGCTGATGAGTATGGATTCTTTGCTGTTGACACCGGAAGCGGCGTTAATTTTGTCAATGATATTTATTCACCAGTAGGCGCGGAGCGAACAGGCGCGACCCTTGGTAAAGAGCTAAAAGGTGAGCTAGGCGAAAAACTCAATTCGCTAGTCGGATCAAGAGGTACGCGAGTAAAGGTCCAAGCTGGCTACGAAGATTATGAGGCAGCATGGCAGGCAGGCGAAGGCTCTGGGAAGGCTACTACGCAGTTCCTAAATAAGCTGGATCAAAATCCTACATTTGCACTAGCTATTGAGCCTGCGCTAAAAAGAAAAGCGGCGGCCAATATAGAGCGTGATGCAGCAATGGAAAAGTTTGATCCAGGCAAACCGTTTAAAGGGCGGCAAGATGTCGAAAGGGCAAGAAGAATCCTAGCTGACAAGGGTATTGCCGGTTTAAAAGCGGCGCTTGCTGCTGGAACTATTCTCCCGGCATTAGCGATGGTGGTTCTTGATCCTTCAATCTTGACCGCTTCACAGCAGACCGATGATTTGCAGAGGGAAAGGATTTAACGCGGTTAGTGCGTTTAAAGCGTTCAGCCTCTTCTGATGCGGTCATGTTGTAGTAGACGCGCTCAGTAAAGCCGTTGTCGTAGGTTATGTCTTTATAAGGCATGGGTAAGTCTCCTGTTTAGCTGTATGCCGCAAGTAGGAATAAATCGCCCGGTAATTGTACCAAATCTATTCGAGAAAAAACATGGCCATATCCACTATGAATATGCCAAAGCGCACCCCCTTGCGTGATCGCCTGGGCGGCCTTCTTGACTACAGCTTTGTTGATGAGAGGGATCAAAGGGCCAGGGACGAGGCTAGATTGATTGGCGGGGTATTAAGCCCTATTTAATGGTATAATCGGCCCAATAACTGGAGGCCATAATGGCAATAAGTACATACAGCGAGCTGCAGTCGTCAATGGCAGACTTTTTGAACAGGTCTGACCTGACTTCTGTGATCCCGACATTTATTGCGTTGGGCGAGGCCAGGATGAACAGAGACATCCGTCACTGGCAGATGGAGAACAGGGCATCGACTACAATTGACGGCCAGTACCTAACCAAGCCAGGCGACTGGGTTGAGACTATACGCCTGCATTTGACCGGCCAGAAAACCTCTGCGATGGACCTATTAAGCACTCAGGCAATGGCTGACAAGCGCCAGGGCGCAGAGAACGTAGCAGGCAAGCCAAGATACTATGCACACTCTGAGGGCCAGTTTGAGGTATTCCCTACCCCTGACGGCTCATATGCTGCTGAGTTGCTATACATCCAGCAGATACCTTCTCTCAGCGACAGCGCGACGACAAACTGGCTGCTGACATCATATCCAGACATCTACCTGTACGGCTCACTACTGAACTCTGCACCATACCTGGCTGAAGATGGCCGGGCTGAGGTGTGGGCTCGACTATATGGTGAGGCGGTAGACAAACTAAACTTAACTTCTGAACAGGCAGCTTATTCTGGTGTTGGCCTGACAACTAAAATACGAGGACTCGGATGAGCTTTTCAAACTTCTTAGAAACAGAGGTCCTGGACCATGTGTTTGGTGGCAACGCCTACACAGCCCCAGGCACTTTATACACTGGACTATACACTGCAGCGCCTAGTGACACGGGTGGCGGTACAGAGCTGTCAGGTAGCGGCTATGCTCGCCAGGCCACAGCATTTACTGTATCTGGCAACACTGCCAGCAACACATCTGCAGAAGAGTGGGCAACAGCTACAGGCGACTGGGGCACTATTACTCACGTCGGCGTATTCGACGCAGCCACAAGCGGCAACCTGCTAGCCTATGGCGCATTGACTGCAAGCAAGACAATTGCTACTGGTGACGTGTTCCGCATCCCTGCTGGCGACCTGGATATCACGCTAGACTAATATGCTCTATGGCGTATATAAATACGGGCAGGCTGCATACTCGACTGCTAACCTAGAGGATGGCGCG